AGTCTTTTTTGGATAGGCATTTCAGTATATTTTAATATAGATATGCTATGGGTGCTTTTGGTGTCATCTCTTATTATTTTTAGTAATATGTATAGATTATCTCCTACTCATAATATTATTAAAGAAAATAATGAAGATAAACAAACAGAACAAGCAGAACAAACAGAACAAACAGAACAAACAGAACAAGCAGAACAAACAGAACAAACAGAGCAAACAGAGCAAAGAAAGGATTATAAGAAAAAACTGAAAAGAAGGCTTAAGAAAAAGTCTAAAAAGAAATAATTGAAAAAATATTTCAAAAGCGCAATCATTCACCGATTGCGCTTTTTTTGTTGTCCTTTTTTATTTTTTGCCCTCACTGTACCTTTGCAAAAAATAAAATATGCTATTCTCTATCAATTATAATTACCTGGCTGAAAAACTCCCCGAACTCCTCTTAGCTTATCGCAAGGGGAGTTTCGAGAGTTCGCATTGGTATGAAGAGGTTTACCACTATAATTTTCAGCAGCGCAACGCCTCTTTGCAACAAGGGCGCGACAGCTTCCCCGTAGTGGTAGAGCTCAAGCAGCCCATCGTAAAATACACCTCTTATGGATATATCGGCACCCAATATATAATTTCGCTGTTAGGAGCTCTGGAATCGCACCAAGCCGTTACCGCTATCGTGCTCGACATCGATAGCGGGGGCGGAATGGTTGCAGGCACCGAAGAGCTCGCCAGCGTTATTCGCGGTTTGCGCAAACCTACAGTCGCCTATACCGGCGGCTGTATGTGCAGCGCCGCCTATTGGATAGCCAGTGCTTGCGATAAGGTAGTCGCCGCCCCCTTTGCCGATGCCATTGGCAGTATAGGCACAATGTGGAGTTTTCAAGATTTTGCGCCCCTTTTAGAAAAGTACGGCGTGAAAGTACACGAACTCTACGCCCCCGAAAGCAGCGAAAAGAATAAGGCTTGGCGCGACCTTAAAGAAGGCAACGACAAAACCATATTGCAAAGCCTTTCAGAATACAACGCCCGCTTTGTTAATAGCGTAAAAGCCTACCGCCCCGATGCCAAAGAAGAAGTATTCAAAGGCAACACCTACAGTGCCAAAAAAGCCAAATCATTAGGACTTATCGACGAGGTAATGACTCTCAATGAGGTTATTAGTCAATTAGCTAATTAGCCATTGACAAATTGACAAATCGACAAATTGACAAATTAATAAAAGTATGAAACACGCAAGAATCGCCGCACTATTGGCACTCGCCAGTATCGACCTAAAAAGCCCCTTATTTGGGAATGAGAAATTTGTTGAGCTCAAAGAATCGCAGCTCGACAAGATTGAAGCCGCCTTGGTAGCTGCCGAAGCCACTGCCAACAACACTGCCCTCGAGCAGCTTATGGCAGAACTGAAAGCCAACAACGAAAAGCTATTGGCTGAGAAAAACGATCTTATCACTGAAAAAGAAGCCCTCACCGCGCAAGTAACCGCTCTTACTGCCGAAACCGAGAGCCTCAAAACCGAACTCAACAACCGCCCCGCACACTCATTGCCTGCCAATGACGGCAAAGAAGAAGAGGTAAAAGGAGAGTTCGATGGCATCGTAGATATGAACGATGCGCACAATCAATTAGCAAATTAGTAAATTAAAATATGGGAAATACAATTAAAGCTACTGAAATTGCAAAAGAGCTCGTACGTTACGGCAATGCCCGTCCTATCGAACTCGAAGCAGCGATACTCTCTAAAGAAATCCTGCTAAACCGCTACGCCAAACCACTGGGCAAAGTAAAAGGCGAATGGCATATACCTGCTGTATTCATCAGCAATGTAGTGCAAGCCTTTTCCGACAAGTGGACGGGTGCTGGCGAAGTGTCTTTCAAAAAGAAACTTTTGAAAAACTTCCGTCAGAAAATCAACTTCCCTATCAACCCTAACGACATCGTTGGCAGTTGGGAAGAAGCTATGTACGAAGAGGACAAAAAACCTCACGAAATGCCTATCAGCAAGTTCATTATGGGGCTTATCACCAAAAAAGTGATTTCCGACCTCGACCTCATCAGTATTACGGGCAAGTACGATGCCACCCAAGTAGGCAGTACTACCCCCGACTATACCAAAACAATGGACGGACTTAACGAAGTGGTGAACCGCGCCGTTGCCGATACAAGCAACCCTGTTTTCCACATTCCTGTAGATGCAGGGGTAACAAGTATTGTAGACCGCGTTACTAAGTTCGAAAAAGGCTTGCCAGGGGGCGTGAAAGTGAAAACACTCTTTATCTCTCTCGAAGAGTTCAACGACTATGTAGAGCTACGCGAAACACCTGCTAACCAATACATCGACTTCAACGATCCGCAACGTGGAAAAACCAAATACGGACGTGACTTGGTAGGTGTACCAGGATTGAAAGCGGGGCGTATCATCGCTTGGGTAGACGGTAACCTCTTCCGCCTATACGACCGCGTAGATAACCCTGCGCGTATCAACGATGTACAGGTGCAAGATTACCTCGTGAAAATATTCTCCGAATGGCACTTGGGCTACGATTTTGCCGTAAACCAATACCTATTCGTGGAAACCAACGATGCTCAGAAAAAACGAGGATTGAACAACGACGAGCAAAACAAGTTGTTCTACCCTAACCTCGTATTAGCATAATTCACCAATTAGCAAATTAGCCAATGTGCTAATTTGCTAATTGACAAATCGACAAATAGACAAATTAACATTATGGCAAAAGAAGAAAAAAATACACCCGTGTCAGAAGCCTCTACCGAAAGCAACGATACTCAAGAACAAGCCCTCAACGAGCGCGAGGCTGCTCTCAACGAGAGAGAAGAAGCCCTCAACCGCCGTGAACACGCACTGAATGAGGTTGAAAAACATCTCAACGCACGCGAACAACAACTCGACCAATATGAGGAGCAACTCAAGGGAACCCCCGAAAAACCCACAGAAGAAGCCCCTCGCAAAGGTCACGAGTTTACATTCCGCAATGTGAATTACAAGTTTACCGACGACGCGCCTCAAATGTTGCGCATCGGCGGTGAATCCCTCTCACAAGAAGAAATTGCTAATGACGAGGATCTACTCCTCCAACTTATCGGCGGACACTCTCCGTTAATTAGCAAATTAGCAGATTAGTAAATTAACAAATTAAGATTATGGCAAAAAGTTGTTTTGATAACGTCCCACACGAAAGCCTCGATGCTTGTCCTAACGACGAAGTAAGCGGAGGCATCAGCACACGCATTTTGTACGCTCCTAAGGCGTTTGTAGATAAATGCGTATTGCCCGCCAATACGGGCGAACTCGGCAAAGCCAACACCATCGAAGACGGCAACCTTACCCTTATTGCTACCAAGAATTTCAAAGGTATCGATGCACAGATAGACGAAGGAGAGCTTAAAACCTCACTTGTTGGCAATGCAGGCAATAAAAAAGCTAAAACCGAGTTAGAGCTAAAAATACCTCGTTTTAGCGATGTAACCCTCGATTTCATTAGCCGTTATAAGAACGTGCCGATGATATTCGTAGTCCCCGATGCCCAAGGCACTCTATGGGTAATAGGCACCAAGATTAACCCTGCTTATATGGATACTGCCGAAGCCACTACCGGCAAAAAAGCCGAAGATGATAGCGGTATTACCCTAAAAATCATCACAAACTCAAAACTGTACAAATATGCAGGAACCATCGCCGAATCATAAGTACTTTAAGAGTCTGCTCCCTGAAGGAACCGCCTATTACACCAAGCCTAAAGAGCTTGGGGGCGGTTTGGAAGCAGTCGATTTAAGCCGTATACCTCATAATATCATAAACCTATACCTGGCGGGCTTTCCTTACTATGCCTTGCAAGAAGAAGCTGCCGAGCTACTGCAAGCCCTCAGCTCCGAAACCCTGCAACAGCTCATCGAGAAGAAGAAAAAGCAATACCCGCCCGATGTACCTATCTTAGAGCGCGCCTTGGCACTGAAAAAAAAGTCGTTAGTGATTAGCCGTTAGTCGTTAGAAAGCGACTCTACACTAACGACTAATGACTAAAGACTAACGACTAATGACCAATTACCGAGAACAATACAAACGTTTACTCATAGAGTATGAACGCCTTGGAGGCAACCTTCAGGGCGTTCCTCGCTTTTATTCCTTAGAGAACGAAGCAAAGCTACGGAGAGAAATGAGCAAATTAGCCAATAAGCCAATTAGCCAATTAGAAAATGAGCCAATTAGCCCGTGCGGCTCGCACCAAATTGACAAATCGGCAAATCAAAAAATCGACAAATTAATCTCTGATTACCCCCAAACGCTACACCCTGTATACTTCGCCAAGAAAAACCACTGGCTAAAAGCCTGCTCGCTCAAGCTAAGCCTCAATGCCCTCCCAGCCGACCAGGAAAGCCAAGCCCGCACCCTACAGCAGCAGCTATGGCAGTTATTCGAGGAAATGGACGCCTGTGATACCGTACTCGACCATTGGGTCAAGTACAAACGCATATTGCTACCCGCCGCCCCTTCACAAGAAGAAGCCTTAGATAAGTTGAGCCCTACACAACTGGTACAACGCCTGCACACCCTGCGCAGCAATATCGTATCGAGGGAAAAAAGCCTTAAAAAGTGGAGACTACAAGCCGCCGAAAGTGAGGGAGAAAACTTTACTTTGGCTGAAAAAATATTCCGAAAAACCGAAGAATTAGAGCAGCTAAAGCTGCTGGTAAAAACCATTGAAAAAAAGATAGAAAATGAAGTAATTTTTTAGGAGGTATAAAAATAGTCCTCCGTTATTAAATAAAAAACTCCTACATCTTTTAAGTAATAATAGCCAATAGGGCACGGAGGACTTATGTCTCTCTGCCTATTGGCTATTATTATATTTAGATGTAGGATGTGCAAAGATACAAAATAATTTTAAATAACAAGTAAAATAATGAAATCTATATCAAAAATTTGGCAAAGAACACCTATAAGCTACTATGGAGGCAAACAAACTATGCTTCCTTATATTTTACCATTAATACCTAAACACGAAATTTATACAGAGCCTTTTTTTGGAGGTGGAGCTGTTTTTTGGGCTAAAGAACAGGTTAAAACAGAGATTATTAATGATTTTAATACTAATGTTTACAATTTTTATAATGTACTGAAAAACAATTTTAGGGCATTAAAAAAAATAGTAGAAAACACTATTATTAGCCGTGATGCTTATAAATCGGCATTAATAATCTACAACACCCCTCATTTATTTTCAGAATTACAGAGAGCGTGGGCTTTTTGGTTTGCTACAAATTTTGGATTTTCTAACCAGGTTATGAACTGTAGAATAACTTCTAATTCAAAAAATGTGAAGTTATTAAATAACAAAATAGAAAAATTTACTGATGAATATTCTAAGCGATTACAAAATGTACAATTAGAAAATAATGATGCTTGCGAAGTAATTCAAAAAAGAGATGATATTATGGCCTTTCATTATTGTGATCCTCCTTACGTTGGAGCAAATCAAGGACATTATGGAGGATACACTCAAGAGCATTTTAATGAATTATTAAATACTTTATCTAGGATAAAAGGAAAGTTTATATTGAGTTCCTATCAAAATAAAGAATTAATAAGATATGTTAATGAGTTTGATTGGAAACAACATAAAATACTACTGCACTTAGGGAGTAGTAATACAAGAAACAAAAAAAGACAAGAAATATTAACAACAAATTTTTAAATATGCAAGAA